CTTGCCTACACTGACCTGAGCGAGGGCAGCAAGGCAGCCCGCGCACTGGCTCAAGCAGGCGCAACAGTCAACAAGCAGACAGGCTTTCATGTTCATTTAGGTGCAGACCACTACGGCCTAGAAGGTATCGCCCTCCTTGTGCAGAATTGGAATCTGGCTCATGAGACAATCGGGGCGCTTGTTGCACCCTCCCGTTTAAACAATCACTTCTGCAATTCTGTACCATTAAGCCAGATTGACTCATGGGTAGAGAATGTACGGGCGGGCAATATCCGCAACATGGGCAACGGTGGACGCTATTACAGCCTCAACCTTAACGCCTATGCAACACATCGCACGGTGGAGGTTCGCCTACATCATGGCACGCTTAACGGTAGCAAGATTAAGGCATGGGCCGAGTTTTGCGGGGCCATGGCTCAATTCTCCGCTGACGGGGGAATCCTAGATAGTCAATTCTCCAACATTGCAGACCGAGAGGGTGCCCGTTTAAACGCGGTGCGAAATCTCCTAGATATTCTATCCGAGAATCATCTCGACATTGCCACAGCCTCTTACCTCAAGGGTAGAGCAGCAGACCTAAACGCCCGCTAAGCGGGCAGCCTGCCCCTAGTGGGTGAGCGAGGGTGCAATCCCCTCGGCAGGCACTCATGGCGCAAGCCATGAACACGACAAGCACAACGCGAACTCGTGTTTAAACAGTAAGGACTGGAAATGAATCTTTCAATCATAGACGGGCGCTCATTCTTAATCGTTGCAATCATTGCTGCCGTGTGGATTTGGTACTGGTGCGGTGAAAGATAACGAATTGTTATACATCGTTGAAGGTGTAGACCCTAGCGGGCGCAAGTTCGCTGGGCTATACAACATCGAAGAAGCCCGCGACCTAGCGAGGGCAAGCCGTTTAAACATAGTGCGTGATAGATACACGCATGCTGTGATACAATCAACCAATCAACCGAAAAGATAGGACTGGAAAATATGTGCGGAATTGCTGGATTTTGTTTAACGCCTGCCGAATGTGCGACCTCATTGGAGGTTAGCAACATGGCTGCTCAAATGCTTTATGACATCGAACATCGTGGACAAGATGCCACTGGTGCATCATGGGTCAACACTGGAACCAAGAAGCGGGCAATCTTAAAGCACGCTATGCCCGCCTCTCAATTTGTGCCAATCGTGGGCGATTACCTATGCGAAAACGCACAGACTGCAATCTTACACACAAGATATGCAACCAAAGGCAACCCAAATAACCGCGACAACAATCACCCAATCGCACGAGGTAACATCGTGCTCACACATAACGGACACATCAGCAATGACGATGAAGTGTTTAAACGATTAGGCGTACATCGCAACGCTCAAGTTGACAGCGAAGCAGCAGCAGCACTGCTTGCTTTCACTAGCAAGTACCACCCTGCCGAAGTGCTGGGAACTCTTAAAGGTGGCGCAGCCCTTGCGTGGATTTCCTCCACCGATGCAGCAACGCTACACCTAGCACGCCTTGCCTCCTCTCCCCTATGGGTAGGACAGACAGCACGGGGCAGCCTTGTCTATGGCTCAACCTATGAAGTTATATTTAACGCAGCAATCATGCTCAATGACGACCTATCATGGGAGTACGAAGTTGATAACGGAACTTACCTAAAGGTAAGAGACGGGCGCATCATCGAACACGAGACGTTTAAACCCGCACTCTCTGCAATCTACAGCATGGCAACATGGCAAGATAAAAAGATAGATGCTGGAATCAAACAGGCAACACATCAAACACGCATGCAGGAACTACTGCCCTTCTAATCACGACAACATCAACCCCTCGCAGAAATGCGGGGGGTTTTTGCTTGCCGCCAGGGACTCGTCATGGCTGGTGTTTAAACAATAGAGTTTACCTCCAGGCGGCCCGCGAAGACTTGACGTTTAAACACATGCGTGACATGGTGTTAGCGGCTGGTGTTTAAACAAAAAAATAAATTAAAATTTTTTGAAATGTACTTGACCTGTATGTATAAGGCATGAGAAGATTCATCTATAGCAACCACGCTATACCTAACAAAGGACTGACATGATTACTAACACAGATTTAATTGCGATAATCATCGCGCTAGTATCGGCTGGCTTAGTGCTTGCCATTGCACTACGAAAGAACTACTTACTGGAACAAGAGAACGCAAACCTCAAGCGCAGGATTAAGATACTCAAAAAGGAAAAAGAATAATGAGCACGCACGCTGGTATCTACGCAGACAAAACCTATTCGGGTTGGCGCAACTATGAAACATGGAACTGTGCCCTATGGATTAACAATGACTATAAACTATACATCTCTGCTCGTGCTTTCATGCAGGGATACAAAGGCAAGACACCTTACAAGACATGGATAAAGATTGCTGACCTAGAAGGCAAGCAAACTATAGACGGCGCACGCTGGAGTGGTAAGAAACTATCTTACACTCAACTCAATAACATGATGAAAGAACTGGTGGAATAATGAAACACCCAGAAGTTAAAGGCGTAGTGTTATTTACAGATGGCACTCACGAGGAACGCACGTTTAAACAACTCAAGGACTACCAAGATGCAGTCGGTGGACTCATTGAAATCGTAAAGTTATACGATGCAGCGGGCAAAGACTTAGCCACGGCCTATGTAAATGAGGAAGGGATTATGCTCAACCTACCGTTAAACGGATTCGGTGGTGCACTCTCTTTCATGCTGGGAAATAACCCAATGCTAATGGGTAACATGATAGTAGTAGGCACCGATGATGGCGAGGGATATGACACAGACATAGACACAATGCTATTGTCTTTCATTAAGCATGTGTTACCAACGAGTAAGGAATTAGAAGATGAATCTGTTTAAACATATACACCCACATGCACGCATTTGGTTTATCACTGTACTAATTCTAATCGGAGTGTTGTTCGTGAACCCACGAGTGGAATATGTAATTCACCCACCTAAATCTCAGGTGCTTGCTTACTACACAAACGATTACCAACACTTCGCCATTGGCGAACTCATCAAGCAGAACAAACTTGAGCAGTACCCATGCCTCTATGAACTATGGCAACGAGAGAGCAACTGGCGACCCGCTGCCGTTAACAAGAGAAGCAAAGCCTCAGGTATTGCACAACTCATGCCCAACACATGGCAAATACTTAAGGTTAAGCCAACGAAAGATGGGTTTAAACAGGTAACAATCGGATTGAAATATATTGACCGACATTACGGGAAAGACGGCGGAATATGCAGAGCATACGCACATCACCTAGCAATGGGGTGGTACTAATGGCACCTACAAACTACAACACATTGAAAGATGAGATTGTCTTTCACCTTATTCAAAGCGGATACACATTCTCATCAGAGAACGGCGACCCCGTGGTAATCAGACCAATGAAGGTAGCAGTGCTGCTAGATTCAGTGCTTGACTACATGATAGGGGCTGGCTATGCAACCACAACGAAACTCTCCTAGCGTAAAGTTTATCCACATGCTCAGCAATATACCGAGAGCATACAAGCCACAATTCCACAGAGTTATGAAGTCAAAGGTAATAAATGGCTTGACCTACTACCGTTTAAACTACAATGCTAAAGCCTTCGAAGGTGCAGCATGTGCTGGTGCCGATACGGAAATGTTCTACCCCGATAGCGTGCAATTCAGCAGAGAAGAAGCCCTGTTCTATGCCACATTATGTAGTGATTGCCCCGTCAAAGCAGCATGCTTGGAGTGGGCACTAGCCCACGAAAGGCAGGGTGTATGGGCAGGAACCTCACCCGAAACACGAACTGCCCTACGCAAACGCCTTAAGATAGGACTCAAAGACCCAAACGATTACACCGACTCAGAGTTGCGGTAGTTGTGATAGAGTAAGTGTTAGGTACTCAGCCCCACGAAGGGGAAGCGCGGGATTGAGTGCCCATAAAGAAGCCCCACCACAGGAACCAGTCCTCCTGTAAGTGGGGCTTCGCTATGTTTAAACTATAATTCCTTAGACTTAGCAAGCATGAATACTTCATCTGCTAAATCAGATAGTGAACCAGCGTTAAGGATTACATCATCAAAGCGCCAGTTATCCATCGCAGTTTCAGATGCATGTAAGTTAACTGGCTTATGATTCTCACGCTGCACACGCCACACTTGCCCGCCCTTATCAACGATAGCCTGTGCCTCATTAGGAAAACGAACATCGTTGAAAACGATTCGCTCATCATTGGTTATCTGTTTAAACGCAATGTCTACCCAAAAAGATTCACCAAACATTTTTCGCCCAACTTCGGTACCAAATACTTGTAGCAATCTGCGTGCATCGGTATCTTTCTTAGCCCACTCCCACCCATATACATCTACTGCTTCATCAAGGTACATCAAGCGAGATGAGTATGCCACTATCGGATTCAATGCTAACAAAGCCTTACGCATAGGCTCAGCGAATGAACGGCGTTCGTATTCATAGTTAAGTAGCAATAGTTCAGCCACTGTATCTTTACCAGACTGTGCGTACCCACTCAAACCAATTAACATTGACTATAACCCCCACCAAATAGCGATTACAACTGGACCAAAGAACAACTCAACACATCTCAAGCCATCATAGTAAGCAGCACCAACCATAAACATGCGCCAGTTAAACTCAAATACAAACTTCATTCTTGCTCCTTTAATTCTGCCTGCGCTTGTGCGTTGGACTTGCGGTACCTTCTGTTGTTCCATATCGGTGCATCACCACCGAGTCTATCTTGTAACTTAGTAAGAGCGCGACTAACGCGCTTGCGTATGGCCTCCTCAGAGGCGGTGTACTCAATTGCTAATGCATCGAAGTCAGTACCACCATCATCAAACCTGCGCTGGAGTAGCAACCTATCTGCATCGTTTAAACGCTTCAATGCCTGGGCCACATCAGATAATAAAGCAAGTCTATTGTTTCCTTCACTTGGCTTGGTACTTCTACTAATGAACTCACTATCGGCAGGTGTTGAGGACTGCACCCAATACTCATAGTGCCACACATCTTTGAGTAACTCTTGTAGTACCTCGTGTGTGTAGTAGAAAGAATCACTTGGACTTGACTTAGATTTATACGCTCGTTCTTTTGCTGCAAACTTTTGACCCTCGTTGTTAAAGGTACGGCGCAGTTTAAACACGAGGCTGTCTTGCGCTTCCCATTCTTCTATCTTGTGCCAGTGTTCCAATGCCCACACATTCAGGTGTTGATACACATCATCAGAGGATACAATGTTGCGATGCACTCGCGCTGTGCGCTGGCTCGCCATCTTTGCTACCTTAAATATCTGGTCTAATAGTTCTTCTTTGTTACTCATTGATTAACTTCCTCGTTGCTGTTAGTAAATCTTCTACTGTAATGAGGAAGCCCTTGCTTAAGTTTGGTGGTATCTCACATGTTATTTCCCTGCCAAAGTTCTCAACTGCATACTTAAGTGTTGGTGTTGTCACCATCACGACACTCTTTTCTAATACGAACGCCCAGTAGTCTGCCTCTGTTACGTTTAAACCCGAAGGTTGCCATGACATAGACTTCCTAAAGAAACACTCAACCTCAATGTAAAGGTTGTTAGTTTTCCACCACTTCCTATCACGCTTGACTTCAATAGTCCTACCACCAGTGAGTAAGTCCTCAACAAGTTGCTCACCCTTGCGACCATATCCAAAGTCTAAATCAAACGATGAGCGATTAACCATCACCTAGCACCCATCATTAAGCCCAACAGAAATGATGCTGTTAAACTAAGAAATATAACTACACTTAATACATCTTCTTTATTCATTATCCCAACCCCTTCTCTATGGCTTGGATAGTTGAGCAAAGGTATTGATTGCATACACCGCAATGGTTGAACTCATCAGGCTTATGCAACTCCACTACTGCGCGAAGGGCTGCATTGTCCTGACTCCCTGCGTACCTACGATTAGTTGAACTTAATTTTTTCAGCAATTCATCGTGTGTCATTCCCCCACCTCAATCCCTAAGTCAATTGCTACTTCTTTGATGAAGGTGCAGGGGTAGCGAATAGACCCAACCATTGCGGTTGAGGCGTAATAAACGCCTTCACATACTGCACACTTCCCATCTACTTCCTTGTGCTTCTCCACCTGTCGGCGTAGGGCTAGCCAAATCGGTGAGCCTTCGTTGTAATGCACATACTCATCTAACTTCGCCAGTACCTTCTCGGTTAGGTTCATTAGAACTCCACCGATAACCAGATGAAGCCCAGACCGATGTTCAATGAGTACTTATCAAGCGTGAACTCAATACTGAATCGTTGGAAGTGCCAGCCATAGGAGACCCACTTGCCGAGTATCTTCTTCTCACTGCTTTTATAGTATGGTCGCATCATTATCTTCCCCAAGCAACTCCCTAAGAGTCTTACTCTTTGGGTCATTGCGGTGCTTGAAAGACCATAGCCAACTCTGGCACTGGTACTGAAACTCCTTAATAAAGTGTGCTACTGTCATTCCTATTGCTATTTGTAACCATAGTTCCATTGTGTTCTCCTTAGTTGTAGTCTAAATATAGTGGTCGTGGTATTATGTTAAGTTGTACTCTTCTCTGTTCATCCCAACACCTTCTCTATGGCTTGAATTGTGGGGCAGGGGTAAGACTCACCCATATCGTGTAACCCGTGACAATGGCTGCAATCATCTGAACTATCTGGCTTATGCAACTCCACTACTGCGCGGAGGGCAAATAAAGAACGAGCAGGAAACCATTCACCACAGGCATTAGCAAAATCACCTTGGTCAATGTCTTTATTTATATGTTCCAGCAACTCATCGTGTGTCATTTAAGTTCCTCCTCTATGGCTTTGATTCCCTCTAACACTTTGCCCCATACTGCGGAGCCATAGTTAGTATTGAAGTATTCAAACATCTCTAAGCCTGCTTGAGTTTTAATATCAGACTTATCTGTTTGATATGTTTCATCGTGTGTCATGTTTAAACACCTGCTCGCTTGCGTAAACCATCGGCACCTTCGTTGAGGTACACATCATTTACATCAGCACCCTCAGGCATGAACACGGGGAACACGTTATCTAGTTCACGACTAAGGTTCTTAGCCATCTCTCTACCTGCATTATCACCGTCGCATAGCAGCACAATCTTGCCCCAGTCTGCCAGTACACGAGAGTAAAAAGGTTTCCAGTTGTTAGCCCCTGGCAACCCGACTGCATTGAAGCCAGCCTGCGTTGCTACTACAGTGTCAAGTTCTCCCTCACATATTACGAGGACTTCTGACTCCTCGTATAACGCTTGTACGTTATAGATATGCGTGGTAGCCCCTGGCCTTGACAGATACTTTGGTCCATTGTCCATGACGATACTTCTAAAGCGAAGGTCAATGGGTCCAGCGGGTGTAAGATAAGGGATTGATAACTTCCCGATGTACGGTTCGTGTCCAATCTCAGGCTCCTTTACGAAGCCGAGGCGAAACGTACGAGCCGTCTCCGCTGTTATACCGCGACCCATTAGATACGGAAGTATC